TCAGGCTGCTCGTGCAAACTGGACAATCTCTTGTTCGCAGGCGCCGTCGACAACCTGGACATCAGAGCGCTCTAGCTCAGTCTTCACCTCCGAGAAGGCCGCGTATCGCGGCCCTGTATTTATTTCGGGTCCCTTCACGGCGAACAAGACCGCACCTGGCAATCGGTTGTTCCGACGGAGTTTTCGAATGCGTCCGACCCACTCCCATCCATGGTCATAAAGGCGCGATGCATCCTCGTGAGCGAGGTGCAGGGCCTTGATGGCTCGAACTGGCTCCTCATCTTCGACCCGAACGAATGGGAAGCGAGCATGGTAGTTCGCGTCCCCGATGTCTTGCTCTTTGTATAGGCGCTTCAGATCGGCCGACACGAGCATGGCGGCAATGCGTTTTTGAATTACGCGCTCTTGATACGTGCGGGCCGTCGCAAACGTACGAGCAACATACCGGTCGAACAAGTCTGCAAGTTGCTCTGCAGGGTCGTTTGTCAATATGGTCCGGGGCTCGCTCACGTACATGATCGAGTCGCGAGGCTTGGCAAGCTCGTCGAACGCGAGGCTTGCAAACGACAAGTCAGGCCCTTGCAGATTGGTTCCCGCAAACGCACGTTCAATCAGGCTGCCGATCCGTTCCAGCTCTTTTCCGAAGTCGCGTCGAGCGTTTCGAAACACGTTGGCGTCAAGCTCGTCGAAGAAAGCGGTCACTCGAGCAATGCTTCTGTCGATGAGCTTGTAGCCAAAATACTTCGCGTGCGGGCAGATGAGGACCACGCCTACGTTGGCGAATTCCTCTGTTTCCACGTACGGCGCAAACCGTACAATCGCGTAGCGACACACGAATTTCATTTCAGTATTGCCCAAAAGTCTTGGTCGGCGCGCCGACCGAGAGTGGCTTCCACATCGTCTCTGCCGAACGTTGTCGGCACGTCAGGTCCGAGCCAAAGCCAATCATCAGGCATCGAGTCAAAGACTCCGTCCAAGATCATCGCGGCTTGGTCGAGCCGGCGATGATACTCCTGCCGTGCTACCCAGTCTCCGAAGGCGCGATTGAACTGACCGCAAAAGGCGTGCCCAAATACAAACGCTGCAACGTTGAAGTCGATGTCGAATGCCAAATTGAAGTCGATCACCGTAACACTGCGAGCTCGTACGTCCCACAACAGATTGGGGTTGCCGCCCTTTTCCGTCAGGGTTCTATCCTGGTTTTGTACCCACCAGTCGAATACGAGTAGATCACATTGCACTTGCGGATCTACGGCCTCAATCGCAGAATAGGGAAGGGTCAGCATGTTGCTGCATGCGAGGGACCCGAACGCTAGCCCGCCACCGAGGCCGCGCTGCCAATCCGGCCCGAACTCTACCAACTCGGGCGGGATGTCAACAATGCGCGGCTTAGGAATAGGTAGCCCGAAAGCCAAGCCAAGGTTCGAGCATACCCATTCGCAAATTTGGCTCCTTCTGCCTGCGTTCCGGCCTTTCACATAGTATACGAGCCCATCATCGCCTCTGCAGCGAACCGGTTCCGTTGTGCCCTCAGAGGCACGGCCTAGGATTTCACATATCTGTACGACCCTGTCGTTGATCATACGGCATAGGTCCCGGTTGCTTTAGAAATCCCCCATCCCCGACCGGTACTTGACCCGACCAACGATGCTGATGTACTCGAGCTGGTCGGGCGGCAGCACCAGCGATTTGTACTTGCCGTTGTCGCTGACGATGTCGATCGACCCGTCCGGTAGCTTGAAAAGGCGCTTCACCAGCATTTCGCCTGCATAAACCAAGGCAAAGACGCCGCCGCTGGCCGGGATGCGTAGGTCGGCCTTGTCCACCACCACCGTATCGTCGTCAAACAGACGCGGCTCCATGCTGTCGCCGTGGACTTTCACGGCCACCATGTTCTTCGGGCTGGCATCTAGTCGGCGGATATAGTCCGCCTGGAATGGAAGCGGCGCCTTCTCCTCAATGTGCCATGCCTCGCGACCATTGCCAGCTGACAGCGCCACATCGACGTGCGTGATCAATACCGTGGTTTCTGGGGGGAGTTCTTCGAGCGAGTTGTAGACGGAGATCGGCCGGGCAGGGAAGCCCGTGCTTCCGGCGACGGCATGTAGCTCGTCCGCTTGACTGGGGTTATCGCCTGCAGCAACGCGCGCTGCGGCTTCCTCGGAAAAGGGCACATCCATCGTCCGGTCTGGAAACCCGAGCTTTTTCTCAAGGCGCCTAGCAGCAATGTCACCAATGCTGCGCCCCTGTTGGTAGCTCTGAGACAAGAACTGCGCGACTTGCGAGCGCGTGTAGCCATACGACCGCTCGAATGCTGCGCGGTCGTCCTTGGCAAGGGTGCGGATCCAGTGGGTCAGCCACCGCCGACGGTTCTCGTAGATGTCCATTTGTGCATTAGAGCAAGAAATTTCTAACGCGTGGCTTAGAGCGTTCTTGACGCATTGTTTAGAAACATCTAAATTATGCGTATGAGCCTGCACGCATACCTCCTTGGACTTCCGCGAGATCAGCGCGACGACTTCGCGGTGCGCTGTGGTTCAACGTTCGACCGCTTGATGCAGATTGCCTATGGCAACGAGCCCGCTCGGGCCGAGTTGTGCGCGGCCATCGATCGAGAAAGCGGCGGTGCAATTAGCTACCGCAGCGTCAACGACGCGTGGGAAGTCAAAAAGGGGGCGGTCGATACGCGCAAGCGCATTCCGATGGATTGGGACTATGTCGAGCGCAAAGCGCGTGGTGGTTCCGTCGCCGATCCGGTCGCACAACCCCAGCGGGGGGCGGCATGACAGGGCGCGTGTCTCATCCTGTCCCGGTCGATATGTCCTGTTTTCTTCACGCATTGCTACAGCTGCTTCAGGACGTGGCGCTCCAGCAGGGTGTCGTCCTGCATCGCTGGGCGGCCTTGCTGCCATTGAACTTGCCCGCAAGTCCATTCTCAGCGGGCGTTGTTTCGTGCATCGCCCACGTTGTAGACCTAGTTCGACAGACTCCTGAGGGTCGGAAAGCCTTGTTTGATCTCGGCTTTGAGCCAGTCTTTCAAGATGTCGAAGGTCCACGACATGGTGGGGCCGATGACTGACTTTTGCGCCTTTGCCCACAGCGTGTCTGATCGGCAAGCGTCCGCGAAATCGCAGCCTTCCCAAGTCAAACGCAGCACCAATGCGGCTGGTGGATCGTTGCTCAGGTACTGCTGCACGCGGCCATCGATCAGTCTGGCGTCAATCATCCACTGCACATGCGCCGCGAAGGTGTCGGCGTCCACGTCCGGTAGGTCTCCAAGGCATTGGCTCGGTGGCAGCGCTTCGGTAGCCAAGGCAATTCGCCGGATCAAATTTGCGTCACGTCGCATGGTCGCGGTGTTGCTGCATCAGTGGAATTGGGATGTTCATTATCGGGCATCGGGCGTATGCATCGTTTCGATTGCCCGATCCGACGTTGTTCAAGTGCCAATGCTAAGTGCATACGGCGCAGGTTTGAACGGCCAAAGCGAGGGATGTTTACCGTGACCTACATGTATTCCGATATCAGCCAGCATGAGGCGTTGTACAACGCAGCGCGCAAGTATCCGGGCGGCATTGACAGCTTGGCTGTCGCGCTCAGCGTGCGCACGTGCAAGCGGATTTCGCCGAACGTGTTGCGCAACAAGCTGCGTCCCGGCATCGAGACGCACCATGTCTCTCTTGAAGAGTTCTCCTTGATTCTTGAGCTGTGCGAAGAGGCGCGCGTCGATGGCGTGTTCCAGCCGCTTGATGCGATGTGCTGGCGGCACGGCCGCGTAGCTGTTGATCTGCCGCAAGTCGAGGGTGACGATCCCACCCCCTCACGCACCGTATGCAAGGTCATGGGCAAGATCGGAAAGCTCGCTGATACCGTCGCCAAGGCTGCGGAAGACAACGTCATCACGGAGGAGGAGCTCGGCGCGATCGAAGCCGAGTTTCTCCGCGCGCAGCAAGCGCTGGCGGGCTGGCACGCGGAGATCCGCGCTCGCGCCGACGCGAACCCGCGTCGAAAGGCATGACGCAGCGTTCGCTGACCTGGGCGCCCGAGACGCCGCGTTTCTGTGCCGAGATGAAGTGCTGCAAGCCGGCCCGTGTGTCGGTTGGGCTCCCCTGCAAGCGCCCCTATCAGCAGTGCTGCGCCTGGCATCACATCCGCCTGGTGGTGCGCCACCGCGGCGAGAAAACCCTGATCCAGTTCGCCGATCACCTGCTGTCCGTCTGCGGGTGGACGCTCGGCGAGGTGTTCTTTTCGTTCAACGCGGCCCGCGAGATCTCTTCGCTGGCCATCGTGTGCGCCAAGCGCTGGCGTGCCATCCAATCTGCGGCCGATCGCGCCGCATATCGAAATCAGATTCGCACCGACACGTCGCCTGAATTCGTGGCGACGTTCGACGTGCTTTGCGAGGCCGCAGCCGGCCCGCTGTGAGATATCCCGTGGACTATCCAATCGAACCGATCAATGCGATCGAGGCGCGAGGCCGTTCGGCCATGCGCAACGGGCTGGAGCCCGACATGTGTCCCTACGACTACGACACCGCGCACTGGCGCACCTGGCAGCAGGGCTATCTGACGGCCAGGCTCGCGGGCGCGGTGAGCGTCTGTGTTGGCCTGGGCGATGAGGTGTCGGCATGAGCGCAGGATTCCTGACCAGCAATGACGAGTGGCAGGCGCTGCGCTCGGTCGACCACTTGGCGCGCGACCTGTACTTGGCCTTGCGACGCTGCATGGATTTCCGCACCGGCGTCGTGGGCGGCCCGCACAAGGCCATCTCGTGGCAAGCCTTGCGCGAAGACGTGGAGGTGCCTGGCCGTCCAGGTGTACGCAGCTACCGCCCGTCGGAACAGCAGCTGCGGCGCCGCGTAGAACAACTGGAGAAATGCGGCCTCCTGCGCCGCATTGGCTCGGCGCTGACCCTTCAATTTCGCATGCTGATGGCTCGCACGGATTCGTGTGTCCAGAAAAAAGCCGACAGGGGGGCAACAGGTCAGGCAAAGGTGATGAAACGCAATGGTGGCGCGGTGGAGTGGGGAGTGCGCAAAACCCGAAGTCGGGCAAAAGCCGACACACATCTGGATACCGGTGAAACCATTAACCCCCCCACACCCCCCTGCGGGGGGCTGGAGGGGGATTCGTGCGAAGCACACGACCCCATCGCCCATGTCGATGCAGACAACCCCGAGGTCGACGCACAGCACGAGCACCGGCTCTCAGAGCAACGCTGCCGCGATGCGGAGGCGGTGGGGGATGGCCCTGCGGGCCGGCTTGCAGAGGATGAAGATCGTGAGCGGGTGGAGTGGTCGCCGGTGCTGGCGTGGCCCGTGGGCATCCGGCAGGATCAGCGCGCGGCGGTGGCACAGCGCCTCGCTGGATTGCCGCACGAGCAGCGTCAGCGCGTGCTCGACGAATGGCGCGGCTGCTGCGAAACGATGCACGTCCGCCACCCGTGGCGGTTGTTCTCGCATCTGGTCGAGCAGGCGAAGCAGCCAGGCTGGTTGCCTGACCACGCCGACCGCGTGAAGGCGAAGCGTGAGCAGGCGCGCGCAGTTGAGGCGGTGGTGTTGATGCAGCGTCGCCGTGCCGCGCCGGATGAGCGTGGCTCCGAAGACGTTGCCGGTCATATCGCGCTGGCGCGGGCGTTGGTTGCGAAGGGGCGCCGCCAATGACTCCCGAACAAGCCTATGCCGAAGCCTGCGAGCAGATGCCGCGCCGCGTCAGCCATGCCGACACGTGGTCGTCGCGCGCCGTGTTCTGGACCGCTGTCCGCGCCGGCGCCGATGTGCTCGGCCGGCCGTGGGCCGAAATCGCCGAGCGGTGGGCGCGCCTGTGGGCCGTTGCAGCAGAGGAGCATTTACCGCCGATTCCCGACGCTGAGCACGTTGGCGCGGCGCCTTCGCGAGCTGCTGCTGAGCAGGCGCTCAGCGCCATGAAATCCATTGTTGGCCTACAGAAGGGGAAAGGGCATGTACACCGCTAAACCCGCGCCGCCGCGTGCGTCTGCATTGAAGGATTACCCGTATGACGCGCTTGACGACCTGCTGTACGACTGGGCGTGCTGGGAGCGCATGTACAGTGCGACGCGCGGGTTTTCGGCCGTCGACAAGACGTGCGCCGCCGCGCGCAGTTCGCGGCAATGGCAGACGACCGATGAGATCCTCGATGCGGGCGTGTTTGCTTGGCAGATGGAGCAGGTCGAGGCCTGCGTCGACGAGTTGGGTAGCTCGCACCAACTGGCCATCCGCGTGGAAATGATGAACCGCCAAGGGCCGGCCGTGTGGCGCAACCCGCGTGCGCCGGTGCGCCAGCAGGCGGTGTACGCGGAGGCAAAGGCGGCCATCCGCCCGATCCTCGAACGGCGTGGCGTGGAGATCGGGTGTTGACACGGTTGCCAGCCGTCCCTATAGTTCGGTCCGTGGGACGGCGCTCGTCCCTACAAAACGTAAGCCCGCCCGGTTCGCACCGCGTGGGCTTTTCTTTTGGAGCGGGGGGAGCGATGGAAGATATTCTGGAGTGGGTTGAAAAGCAGGCGCTGGAGAATCTCCGATTCCACATTCAGACGTCCGAGCATTTCACGAAGGAGTCGAACACAACGCTCACGTTGCTGTTTACAGGCATGGGTGGAGCAATTGCCTACCTCACCAAGCTCCTTGAGACCAAGGCGGCAATTGGTCTGACCGTCGCCGTGGGGATGTTTGCAATCGAGATGCTTCTGCTCGCTGCGGTCCTTATCGTGTCTTGTCTCAAAACGGATGTGGTCTGGCCGCCAACGAACGAGCCGCGCTTTTTGTTTCAGCCATCGTACGTGCTTGCTAAGATCCGCGAGGCTGAATTGAACAATATCCAGGCCCGGATAGACCAGATGGTTTCCCGAAACAACCGGGTCGCCATCTGGTTGGACCGAGTTCGGCTAGGTGCTGTGGTGTCGCCTATCGTAGCGGCCGTGGCGGGCGTTCTGTGTACGGTTCTGGTCCGCGTCGGCTAGGCTGTGGCTGTGGAATATTCGGACTCGGTTCATTCGCATGTTTCATTTTTCTTTTTCCAGTGATGGTTGCGTAATGTAGTGCCGGCTGTATGCCGACGTACGTATTATTACCGATCAGCTTAGCCCGCCTTGTGCGGGCTTTTTGCTTTGGAGGCCGGCATGCTCACCATCAGCGTCAAGCACAACATTGCGAACGTGCGGCGCACGCTCAACGATGTGGCCAAGAAGCAGCTGCCGTTCGCCATTGCCAAGGGACTTACTCAGACCGCGAGGTCCGCGCAAGACAAGCTCACGAGCGCACTGCCGCGACAGCTCGACAAGCCGACACCGTTCACCATGCGCGCGTTCGGGGTGACGGCGGCGACCAAGCAGCGCCAACTGGCTACCGTGTTCATCAAGCCCGATCAGTGGAAGTACCTCAAGTACCAAGTCGAGGGCGGTGTGCGAAGGCCGGCGAAGCGCGCTGTGGTCGTGCCCGAGAGCATGCGGCTCAACCAGTACGGCAACATGCCCAAGGGGGCTGTGCGCAAGCTGCTCGCCAAGGCGGGCGTGTTCAGTGGAACGGTCGACGGCATCGCGGGCATCTGGCAGCGCAAGGGCGGCCGGGTCGTGCTGCTGGTGAAGTACGCGGAGAAGGTCATCTACAAGCGCCGCTTCCCCTTCGCGGACATCGGTGAGCGGTCTGTGGCTGCGTCGTTCGGGCCGATCTTCAACCAGGCTCTTGCCGACGCCCTGGCGACGATGCGGTAGGCGCGGGCGCCCGCCGGTCGGACGGCGGGGGCGGCGTGCACCACCAAGGTGCAGGGCGGGCGGCCCCCGGGTCCTTCCCGGCCTTCAGGATCGCGGGTAATTCGCGCCCCGATCGATTCCTACTCACGAGATTTTTCCTAGGGGGTTATACCGTGGCTGTGGCATTGGAGGACGCCGACGCCGTGGTCTCCCAGAGCAGGTTTGCAGAGCTGGTCGGGATCTCGCAGCCGGCCGTGAGCGAGCTCATCGGCCGCGGCACGCTATCGCGCGGTGCCACGCTCGGCACCTGGCTGCTGGAGTACTGCGGCAACCTGCGCGAGCAGGCGGCCGGCCGCGCGTCGGCCGGCGACCTCGACCTGATCCAAGAGCGCGCCGCGCTCGCGCGTGAGCAGCGCATCAAGATCGAGATGGTGAACGCGCAGACGCGCAAGCAACTGGCGCCGGTCGCGCTGCTGGAGAAGGTGCTGGCCAAGGTCGGCCGGCAGATTGCGACCAAGCTGGAAGCGGTTCCGGTGCAGATCAAGCGCCGCTCCACCAATCTGACGGCCGAAGACATCGACCTCATCACCGAGGAGATCACCAAGGCGCGCAACCTGGCTGCGGCCATCACACTGGACGAGCTCGACGATGGACCTGTCGGAGATTCAGAGGGCGATTTCGAGGGGCCTTAACGCGCTGGCGGCGCCGCCGCCAATGCAGCTATCGCGCTGGGCTGCCGAGCACTTCTACCTGTCGGCCGAGTCGAGCTACGTCGAGCAGCGCTGGGAGGCCTATCCGTACCAGATCGCGATCCTCGATGCGATGTCGCACGACGACATCCGCGAGGTGGTGTTCATCAAGTCGGCGCGCGTCGGTTACACCAAGATGATCCTGGCGGCGATGGGCTACTTCGCCCACCACAAGCGCCGCAATCAGTGCGTATGGCAGCCGACCGACGACGATTCGGACGAGTTCGTCAAAACCGAGCTGGAGCCGATGCTCCGGGACGTGGCGGCGATGGCGGAGGTGTTCCCCGCCTTCATGCAGCGGAGCAAGGACAACACGCTGAGACAGAAGGTGTTCCTCGGCTCAATGCTGCATATGCGCGGCGGCAAGGCGGCGAAGAACTACCGCAGGCTGTCGGTCGATGTCGGATTTCTGGACGAACTCGACGGCTTCGATATCGACGTCGAGAAGGAAGGTTCGCCGCCGGTGCTGGCCGCCAAGCGCGTGGAAGGGGCCACCTTCCCGAAAATGATCTACGGCAGCACACCGAAGCTCAAAGGCTTCTCGCTGATCGAGGGGCGGGCGGACCAGGCCGAGAAGAACTTCAGTTTCCACGTGCCGTGTCCACATTGCGGTACCGAGCACGTGATGCGCTGGGGCGGCAAGGACAAGGGATACGGCTTCAAGTGGAGTGGCGACGATCCCGAGACCGTACAGCACATCTGTCCGTCCTGCGGCACTGGCTACACCCAGTCCGATTACCTGACGGTGTGGACGCTCGGCCGCTGGATCGCCGACGATGGCACGTGGATCGATCACGCCGGCCGGTTCCGCGATGTGGCCGGCCAGCTCGTGCGCGCGCCCTTGTCGGTGTCGTTCTGGATCTGGACCGCGTACAGCCCGATGACGCCCTGGGCGCAGATCGTGCGGGAATTCCGCTCCGCCTGGACCAAGGCCAAGAAGGGCGACAAGTCCGAACTGAAGACCTTCGTCAACACCACGCTCGGCGAGACGTGGGAGGAGGACGTCGAGAAGACCGAGCACGAGCTGCTGCAGGCGCGCGCCGAGCCCTACATGCTGCGCACCTTGCCCATGGGCGTGTTGGTGCTGACCGCGGGTGTCGACGTGCAGGACGACCGGTTCGAGATCGTCGTGTGGGGCTGGGGCGAGGGTGAAGAGTCGTGGGTGATTGACTACGTTGCGCTGGAGGTCAATCCGGCGGCCGATGACGCATGGAAGACGCTCGACGCCTACCTGAAAACCACCTTCAGGCATGCCGGCGGGCAGATGCTCGGCATCGAGGCGGTCGCCATCGACACGCAAGGCCACTACACGCACCAGGTCTACAACTGGGTGCGCCACAAGGATGGCCGGCGCGTCTTCGGTGTGCGAGGCGACCCGGCTGCGGGTAAGCCGATCAAGGGCAAGGCGTCGCGGCAGGACGTGAACCACAAGGGCACCGTGATCAAGCGCGGCGTGAAGCTTTGGCACGTCGGCACCGATACGGCGAAGGATCTGCTGTTCGGTCGGCTGAAGCTGACCGAGGCAGGTCCGGGCTGCCTGCATTTCTCGACCGGGCTGGAGGAGAAGTTCTACCTGCAGTTGACCGCCGAGGTGCGCATTGTGCAGCGCGGCCCGCGCGGCGATGAATTCCGCTGGATCAAGCGCCGCCCGCGTAACGAGGTACTCGACTGCACGGTGTACGCGATGTTCGCAGCGTACGCGCTGGATCTGCACCGCTACACCAAGCCGATGTGGGACCAGCTGCGCGACCGGGTCGCGCCGCGGCAGGGCGATCTGCTGGGCGGGCCGCCGATCGAGGAGCCTGTCGCTGTGGAGGTGGCGCTCGATCCGGTGCAAGAAGACGAAGAACCCGCTGCGGCCGAGCCGCAGGCGGGGCACGACGACAACTGGCTGGGCGACACCGACGGGTGGCTCAGCCGCTGACAAGGCTGAGCAATGGCATTCACCCTCACACAACTGGCGGCGCTGGAGGCCGCCATCGCCTCGGGCGAGCTGTCGGTGCAGTACGACGGCAAAAAGGTCGAGTACCGCAGTATCGGCGACCTGCGCGCGGCGTACAACATGGTGCGCGGCGCGCTGATCGCATCGGGTCAGCTGCAGGAGCTGACCAACACGAACCGCGGCCCGGCCTCGCTGGCGGTGTTCTCCCGGGACTGACATGAACTGGATCGACCGATTCGTCAATTTCGTGTCGCCCGTCGAGGGCGTCCGGCGCGCCCAGGCGCGCATGGCGCTGGACATGGTGCGCGGCTACGACGCGGCCAAGGTGGGCCGGCGTACGGATGGCTGGATCGCGGGCGGCGGGAGCGCAAACGCCGAGATCGCGCCGGCGCTGCACCGTGTGCGGCAGCGTTGCCGCGACGTGGTGCGCAACAACGAGTATGCGGCGAGCGCCCTCGACAAGCTGGTCACGAACACGGTCGGCACCGGTTTCGCGGCCAAGGCGCCCAATCAAGCATTGTGGGACAGCTGGTGCGACTACTGCGACGCCGATGGCCAACTGGATTTCGCGGGCCTGATCGAGCTGGCGCACCGGTCGCGCCGCGAGAGCGGCGAGGTGCTGATTCGCTTTCGCGTGCGCCGGCCCGAAGACGGCTACGAGGTGCCGCTGCAGCTGCAGGTGCTCGAGGCCGATCACCTCGACACCAGCCGCATGGGGCCGATGCCGAACGGCAATTTCGCGATCGCGGGCGTCGAGTTCGACCAGATCGGCACGCGCGTCGCGTACTGGCTGTTTCCGCAGCACCCGGGCGAGATCGCCGGCTACCGGCTCAAGACGTTGCAGAGCGTGCGCGTGCCGGCCAGCGAGGTGCTGCACTACTACCGCAAGCGCCGGCCTGGTCAGGTGCGCGGCATTCCCGAGTTTGGCGTCTCGCTGCTGCGCCTGCGCGACTTGGCCGACTACGAGCAGGCCGAGCTGGTGCGCAAGAAGATCGAGGCGTGCTTTGTTGCCTTCGTGCGCACGGACAGCCCGACGCAGCAGCTGGGTGAGGCCAAGGCCGTGAACGCCCAGCGCCAGGAGCGCGTCGCGCCCGGCATGATCAAGTACCTGTCGGACGCGGAGGGGGTCGAGTTCGGCGCGCCGGCGGCGTCCGGCGGCTATGGCGAGTACACCAAGACGCAGCTGCACGCCATTGCCGTCGGTGGCGGCACCACGTACGAGCAGATGACGGGCGATCTGTCGCAGGTGAATTTCAGCAGCATGCGGGCCGGCCTGGTCGAGTTTCGCCAGATGGTGCAGGCCGAGCAGTGGCTCGCGTTGGCGCCGATGGTGCTGCGGCCGGTCGCGCAGCGCTTCCAGGTGACGGCGCGCCTGGCGGGCAAGCAACGCGAAGCGATCAAGCCGTTCGTCTGGACCGCGCCAAAGCTGCAATGGGTGGATCCGCTCAAGGACGTGATGGCGACCAAGGAAGCACTGCGCGGCACGCTGATGAGCCTGTCCGAGGCCATTCGCGAGCGCGGCGACGACCCGGACCGGGTCTTCGCGGAGATTAGCAAGGAGCGCGAGCAACTGCGCGCCATGGGCATCCTGAGCGATGCCGACCCGGCCGTGTCTGAACGCCTGATCGACGCCGCCACCGTCGCCGACCTGACTGCGCAGTAACCGCGCGGTCAGCCTGCAATCTCGCCCCGCCAGGTGCACGCCTGCGCGGGGCTTTGTCTTTCTGGATCAAGCCAATGCCTGTGCTTCAAGAAGCCGCGCCGCGCCGCGAACAGCGCGACATGCCGCTGGCGAGCCGCTCGGCCGCCGTGCGCACGGTCAATACCGACAGCCGGACCGTCGATCTTGTCTGGACGACCGGCGCGCGCGTGCTGCGCTACGACTGGTGGAACGACCGTCCCTATCTGGAGGAGCTGAGCCTGGATCCTGCGCACGTGCGCATGGGCCGGCTGCAATCCGGCGCGGCGAATCTGCTGAACACCCATTCGAGCTCGGATCTGAGCGACGTGCTCGGCGTGGTCACCGGCGCGCAGCTGGACGGCGGCGCCGGCACGGCGACGGTGCGTTTCAGCCAGCGCCCGGACGTGCAGCCCGTGTTTCAGGACGTGGTCGACGGGATCGTGCGCAGCGTCTCGGTCGGCTACGCCATCTACAAGGTCGAGCGCATCGCGCCGGCCGTCGACGGCGATCCGTGGATCTACCGCGTCATCGACTGGGAACCCTACGAACTGTCCCTGGTGGCGGTGCCGGCCGACCCGGGGGCAACCACGCGCGCGGACCCGTCCGCCGGGCCGCGCGCCTCCGGCATCCAGCAGCGCACGTTCGCGTGCGAGTTCATCGAGCAGTCCAACCCGCCGGCAGCCGCCGGCACCCGTACGAGAGAGGAAAACACCATGCCTGGTGAAACGACCACCCAGCCGGCGGCGCAGACCCCTGTGTCGGCTCCGGCCCAAACGACCGCGCCGGCGGTGGACGAGCGCGCGCTGCAGGCTGCGCGCGAGGAGGGCGCCCGCTTCGAGGGCGAGCGCCAGGCCGGCATCCGCGAAGCTGTCCGCCTGGGCGGCCTGGAACTGTCGTTTGCCGACCAGTTGATCGGCGAGCGTTCCATGACGGCCGACGCCGCCGGCCTGGCCGTGCTGCGCGAGCAAGCCAAGCGTTCCGCTGCCACGCCGACGCGCTCGGCCGCCGGCATTGAGACGGTGAGGGACGAGACCGAGACCCGCCGCCAGTCCATGGGCGATGCGCTGCGCCTGCGTGCCAATCCGAGCGTCAGGCTGGACACCGAGCGCGCCGCGGCCGCGCGCCAGTATCGCGGCATGAGCCTGATGGACATGGCGCGCGAAGCGATCGAGCAGGCCGGCGGCAACACGCGCGGGCTGAGCAAGCGCGAGATGGCCGTCATGGCGCTGAACCTCGACCGCGATATGCAGGTGCGCGGCGGGATGCAGAGCACCAGCGATTTCCCCGAAATCCTGGCCAACACTGTCGGCCGCACCCTGCGCACCGCCTACGAACAACAGCCGCGCACGTTCCAGCCGTTTTGCCGCCAAGCGACTGCGCCGGACTTCAAGCAGATCGCGCGCACGCAGCTGTCGGAGTCGTCGGCCTTCCAGAAGATCAGCGAGGGCGGCGAGTACAAGCTGCTGACGTTCGGCGACACCGCTGAGAAGTACAGCCTGGCCAAGTACGGCGGCATCGTCGCCGTCACCTGGGAGACGTTGATCAACGACGACCTGTCGGCATTCGACCGCGTGCCGCTCGCATTGGCCGCCGAAGCCGCTGCCATCGAGGGCGACATCGTCTACGGCATCCTGCTGGGCAACCCGAGCATGGCCGACGGTACCGCGCTGTTCGATCCGGGCCACGGCAACCTGGCGGGGGTGGGCGCGGCAATCAACGAAACCACGCTCTCGGCAGGTCGCGCGGCGATGCTCAAGCAAAAGGGGCCGAAGGGCCGCGTGCTGAATATCCGCCCGAGCTACCTGCTCGTCGGCCCGGACAAGGAATACGAGGCAAACAAGTACACCTCGGCCAACTTCGTTGCGGCCAAGGCGATCGACATCAACCCCGCGTACAACACGTCGCTGGAGCCGATCGTCGAGGCTCGCATTCCTGGCAATCAGTGGCACTTGGCTGCGGCGCCGGGCATGGTCGACACGATCGAATACGCCTATCTGGAGGGCGAGGAGGGCCTCTTTACCGAGACCCGCCGCGGCTTCGAGGTCGACGGCCTGCAGATCAAGGCGCGCCACGTGTTCGCCGCCAAGGCGATCGACTGGCGTGGCCTGTTCAAGAACCCGGGCGCGTAAGCGGCCGGCCGTAGCAGCCTTCTCCCGACAACGGGCGCCCGAGCGGCGCCCGTTGTGCTTTCCAGCCTTCAAGGATCACAGCAATGAAAAACTACGTTCAGCAGGGCGACACCCTGACGCTGACCGCGCCGTACGCCGTCAATGCCGGCGATGCGGTGCTGGTGGGCAAGATTTTTGACGTGGCGATTGCCAGTATCGCCGCCGGCGCCGACGGCGAGTTCGTTACCGAGGGCGTGTTCGATCTGCCCGCGCTCGGCACCGACACGCCGGCCCAGGGCGCCGTGCTGTACTGGGACAGCACCAACAAGCGCCTGACCACCACCGCCACCAGCAACACCCGCGTCGGCGTCGCCACGGCCGCCAAGGCCGCAGGCGGCACCACCGTGCGGATCAAGCTCGACGAGACGGTAGCCTGATGCCGTTCGATACCGACCGTTTCTGGCCTGCGTTCCGGCGGGCCGGCATGCTCCAGACCGTGCATGTCGTCAGCCCGGCCGGCGCTCCGGACTTTGATGGTCAGATCGAGGCGCCGACCGGTCTGTTCGCCGACGGCATGGTGCAGGTGGACGAGGTCACGCTCGAGTATCCGAGCGCCACACCGGTCGACCTGGCTCACGGCAGCGTGCTCCAGTGCAACGGCCGCACCTACAAGGTCATGGCCCTGCCAGAGCGCCTGCAGAACGGCTGGCTCACCCGCGTCAAGCTCAAGGAGACGAAAGCATGACGCCGACCAGCCGCAAGGCCATTCGGCACGCTGTGCGGGATCTGCTCAACGCGCAACCGGTGCTGCGGGGGCGCGTGTACGCCTCGCGCAACTACCCGGTCAACGGCGCCGATCTGCCGGTCGTGCTCGTGTACACCGAGCGCGACGCGGGCGAGGAGGTAACCGACACGATCACGCAGCGCACGATCGACCTGGTCGTGCGCGTGTGTGTGCATGGCGATGCCGACGAGGCGGCCGACGACGAGCTCGACGACCTGTGCGACCTGGTGGAGGCGGCGATTCAGGCGGCGATGTTTGGCTGGCTGGCTCCCCAGCCGCTGCTGGCTCAACTGGCCGAGGACGTCGCCTACCGCGACACCGCGCTCAGCTACCGGGGCGAAGACGGCCGGCAGGACATCCTGGCTGCCGAGATCACCTTCGGCGTGCGCTACGCCAGCGTGCCGAGCGGCAATTTCGACGATCTCGGCCTCGTCTCCACGGCCTTCGACATGGCCAGTCCCCGCAATGACCCGCCGCTGCCGGCCGGCCCGGATGGGCAGATCGACGCGCGCGCGGATATCGCATTCAACCAATAGCCCTCCACAGGGAGCACCTCATGCAAAGCATCACCGTCAAGCCCGTAGCCGGGCGGCTGGTGCGCGACCCCGTCACGGGGCGCGAGATTACCGGGCCGACCCCGGTCGACGGCGACGATCCGTTCTGGATCCGGCGCCTCGCCGATGGCGACGTGCAGGAAGACACGGGCGCGGATACCAACAACCTGCCGGCCTCGGTCGACGTCGCGCATGACGCCACCACCGCCAACGGCCACGCCGAGGAGCAGTAATGGGCGCGATCAGCTTCAATCAGATCCCGGTCAACCTGCTGACGCCGGGCCAGTACGTCGAATTCGACAACAGCAAGGCGGTGTCGGGCCTGGTGGTGATGCCCAACCGCATCCTCCTCATCGCCCAGATGCTGGCCAGCGGGACGGCCGCGGCGAACGTGCCGTTCCAGGCTGACAATCTGGTGGGCGTGCAGAACCGCTGCGGGCGTGGCTCGCATGCGGCGCTGATGTTCGAGGCGGAACTGCGCATCACCGACACGATCGAGACGTGGATCCTGCCGCTCGCGGACGCGGCTGGCGGGGTGGCGTCCACCGGCACGATCGCCCTGGGCGGCACACCGACGGCTGCCGGCACGCTGAATCTGTATATCGCGGGCGATCGCGTGCAGGTGGCGGTCAGCGCGACCGACACGCCGGCCACGGTGGCGACGGCTCTGGCGGCGGCGGTCAACGCCAGTCCGGACCTGCCGGTCACTGCCGCATCGGCCGCGGGCACCGTGACTCTGACCGCGCGCAACAAGGGGTCGCTCGGCAATGACATCGATCTGCGGGTCAACTACTACCCGCTGTCGGAAGCGACGCCGGGCGGGCTGACCGTGACCATCACGGCGATGGCCGGTGGCTCGGGTGACCCGTCGATCGCGGCCGGCCTGGCGGCTATCGGCGAAACGCAGTTCAACACCGTGCTGATGGGGCTGTCCGATGGCGCCAACATGGCACTGATCGAGACCGAGCTCGACGCGCGGTGGGGGCCGCTGCGCCAGAACGACGGGCGCGTGCATACGGCGGTGCGCGGCACGGTCGGCTCGCTGAACACGTACGCGAATGCGCGCAACAGCCCGCATGCGGTGGCCTGGTCGGTCGAGCAAGGCGGTTCGCCGTCGCCGGTCTGGGAGCACGCCGCGATCTGGGGCACGATCTGCGCCTACTACCTGGGCAGTATCGACCCGGCCCGGCCCGTGCAGACGCTGGTCGGCACCGGGCTGCTGCCGGCCTCGCCGGAAAAGCGGTTCACCCGGGCGGAGCGCAACAACCTGCTGTCGTATGGGCTGGCGACGTACATCGCCAACCCAGGCGGCGAACTGGCGGCCGAGCGCGCTGTCACGACGTACACGCAGAACGCGAGCGGCATCGTGGATCCCAGCTACCGTGATGCGGAGACGATGTACACGCTCAGCTACCTGCGCTACAGCGTGCGCGCCCGGATCGCTCAGAAATTCCCGCGTCACAAGCTGGCCAACGACGGAACGGTGTTCGATGCCGGCCAGGCTGTGGCCACGCCCAGCATGATCCGCGCCGAGCTGATCGCGCTGTTCCGGGACTGGGAGGAGGCCGGCCTGGTCGAAGACTTCGACCAATTCAAGGCTGACCTGCAGGTCGCGCGCAGTAGCACCGACGTCAACCGCGTCGACGTGCGGATCCCGCCGAACCTGATCAATCAGTTCCGCGTCTTTGCGGCGCAGATCCAGTTCCGCCTGTAACACGACGCGCGGGGCATTCGCCTCGCGCGATCCTTCGAGGACAACGATATGAGCAAACAAGTCATGGGGCGCGCGTACATCACCGTCGATGCGCAGCGCCTCGCATCCGTGCCCGGCACGGCCAAGCTGGATACCGGCGGCGTCGAACGGACGGCGCGCGTGTCGGACGCTGGAATCGTTTATTTCACCGAGAGCCCCAAGCAGGCCGAGCTCGAGTGCGACATCCTGATCACTGCCGACACCAACATCCTGGCCCTGAACAACACGACCGATGCGGTGGTGCTGTTCGAGGCGGACTCGGGCCAGAAATACATGGTCCGTAATGGCGCGGTGGCGACGCCTCTGAATCCGCAGGCGGGCGAAGGCAAGGCCTCGCTCAAGATGTTCGGCGCACCGGCGGAGGATGTCTGATGGCTGCGATCACTTCCCTGAAGGTCGAGCTGAGCGAGCCGCTCAAGCTCGCGGGCGGCGCCGAGCTGGCCGAGCTGACACTGCAGCTGCCGAAGGCGCGGCACCTGCGCACGATGAAGGTCTCCGGCAAGCCGGACATGGGGATGATCCTCGACCTGGCGGCCGAGCTGGCCGGGCTCACCCCCGCCGAGATCGACGAAATCTGCGCCGCGGACGCCATGGAGGTCGTCGGCGTGCTGAGCCCTTTCTTGGTCAAAGACGGTGGGACGACGCAGTCGCCCTCATCGCCTACACCTTCCACTTCCCCCCAGAGTCCATCTGGGACATGACGGCAGCGGATCTCGACTTCTGGTGCAGTAAGGCCGAGGAGATCTACAGGGCGCAAGCCAATGCCAGGAGTTGAGAACCATGGGCAACAGCAACAAGGCCGAGATCGTCATCACCGCGCTGGACAAGGCCAGCGCGGTTTTGACGCGGATCGGTGAGAAATTCGACAGCATTACCAAGCCAGTCGGTCGCGTGCATGAGGCGGTCAGCAAGTTTTCCGACGCGACTGGCTTCGGCAAGATGCAGAGCGCGGTCGGCGGCCTGACCGAGAAGCTCAAGGGCCTGGCCACCGCCTCGGTGGGCCTGGGTGTCGGCTACAGCGTCGCGCTGGGCGGCATGGTCGCGATGGCGCACAAGGCGGCCGAAGCGATCGACCAGGTCGGCGATCTGGCCTCGCGCTACGGTGTCGCCACGCAGGATATCCAGGTGTTCGGCGGCTTCGTTGAGGAGGCGGGCGGCAGCGTCGAGGACGCCTCCAAGGCGCTCGGCAAGCTCAACAAGAACATGAGCCTGGCGCGCGCCGGCAGCAAGGAAATGCAGGCGGCGTTCGCGACCGCCAACATCACCCTGCAGGATCTGCGCACCAAGACACCGGCCGAGGTGCTGTTCAAGATGGCCGAGGCCGCGCGCGCGTCGCAGAAGGAAGGCGCGAAGCTGGCCACGCTCGAGGCGCTGATGGGCAAGAGCGGCTCGATCATGCTCGACACGCTCAACAAGGGGGGCGACGAGCTGCGCGAGCGTTACCAGCAGATGACGGCCGACGGCGCGCTGTACACCGCCGAGCAGATCGCCCAGGCGGACGCCTTCGACAAGTCCTGGCGGCGCATGTCGCGCACGGTCGAGAGCGTGCGCAATTCCATGGGCATGAAGCTGGCCAACGCGATTCAGCCGCTGGTCGACCGGATGCAGGCCTGGGTGGTGGCCAACCGCGCCATGCTGGAATCGAAGGTGGACAAGTTCGCCGCGGCGCTGCCCGGCGTGCTGACCGATGTGCTCGATGTCTTCCAGGCGCTGTGGGGCATCGCCCTGAAGCTGGGCGGCGCGTTCAAGGCGCTGAAAGAGACGATCGGGCCGACCAACGCCGTGTTGGCCGTGCTGGCGCCGATCCTCGCCCCCGTGGTGCTGGCGGTGGGGCAGGTGGTGTTTGCCTTCGGCCGCTTCGCGTGGATCCTCGGCAACGGCCTGTTCATGATGCTGCCCAAGCTGATCGGCCTGATCCGGCTGGTGGGCGTGGCGTTCATGAGCAACCCGATCCTGCTGGCGATCGGCCTGATCGCCGCCGGCGCCTATCTGCTGTGGCGGAACTGGGACACGGTGGTGGGCTGGCTCAAGGCGGCATGGCAGACGCTCGGCGAGGTCGCGATGGGCACCGTGCAGGCGGTGCTTGCGATCTGGTCTGGCATCGGCGAGGCGCTGATCGCGGTGTTTACCGGGGATTGGGCCAAGCTCGGGCAGATCGTGCTGGGCGCGCTCGACGTCATCAAGCAGTGGTTTCCGGGACTGTATGACGCCTTCACGGCCGTGTGGGATCGCATCACGGCGTGGCTGACCGAGAAGCTGCAGGCACTCACCAGCATGCTCCCGAGCTGGCTCACCGGAGGGTCGATCAACGTCAGCGCCGCGGTGCCGCCGCCTGCTGGTGTCGCCGGTGGCGCTGGCCAGGTGATCGCGGCAGGCAGCCCGCAGCGCCAGGAGGTGGGCGGCAGGATCCAGATCGAGGTGGTCGGTGCGCAGGCCAAGGTGACTGACATGCGCTCGAACAATCCCAACGTGCCGCTGGATGTGCTGGCGGGTCAATACGCCTTTTATTGAATCTGCAATATTGAAACAAGAGAATCCTTCGTTCAATACTGTCAAGGCTTTCCATAAGGGATGAATTAAAAATCGGAGGTGCTCGGGGGGTAATGCGGTAAATAAGGGATGGCGCTAAAGTTAAGCTATGGCTCTCTTCTATCCCATCCATCGCGAACATCAGGGTTTTTTACGATAAAAGAATTCAGACCTTGCCCATAGGATGCCAGTTGCTTCATTTGAGCAATGTTGTCGGCGCCAGCACTTGCATTGCTGTAGCGATAGTTGCGGTATTTTCCGTTGAAGAACTGGACCCATATGTGATCGTCGCCGATCTTGTAGTAGGCAATGCCGGATTTTCCGCTAAGATTTTTGTACGGTTCCATCACGCCCCCTTCGCACGTGTTACCAAGGCGGAAACTGCCTGGGCTTGCAGTATAGGGCGCTGTCACAACGTATCAATGCTAATTTGCACGTGTCGATTTGGTGGATTTTGTTTTAAGTGAAATCCCTTATTTGTTTCTGGCGCTAGCGAAAAAGATTGATGTGATGGTGCGGATCTCTGCCGAGATACCACAATTTAGTTATTGAACTACTTCAAACCGAGTTACGCCCGGCCACGCGCCGGGCGTTTTGCTTTCTGGAGCAGCCATGTCCTGGCGTGATGAATTGCGGCCGGCCTCGTTTCGCGGCGTGCCGTTCGAGACGCGTGGCGAGCACGGCCTGTCAGGCGGCCGTCGGCGCGCCACACACGAATACCCCCAGCGGGACGAGCCCTATGTCGAGGACATGGGCCGCAAGGCGCGCGAGCGCAAGATTACGGCCTTCGTGATCGGGTCGGACTACATGACCGGGCGCGATGCGCTCATCGAGGCGTTGGAGATGGCCGGCTCGGGCGAGCTCGTGCTGCCGTTCGCGGGGCGGCGCTCTGTCGTCGCCGGCGACTTCAGCATGATGGAAAGCACCGAGTACGGCGGCATGGCCGTCTTCACGCTGTCGTTCACGGAGGCCGGCCAGCAAGCCGAGCCCAATAGCGAGGTCGACGCCGACGGCCAACTGGCCCAGAGTCAGGAAACCGCGTTTTCCGACATCGCAGACGACTTCGCGAGCGGGTTCGACCTGTCTGGCCTGCCTGCGTGGTCGGTGGATGACATTCAGTCCACGGTCATGGATTTCCTGGGGTTGGATGCATTCAAGGCTCAGGCGTCGGACGCCCTGAGCATCAAGGGCCGACTCACCAGCCTGCTGCTGACGCCGCTGACGCTGGCGAACACGCTGATCGACCTGGTGCGAGGCGTGACCGACGTGCGGGGGATTTTCGATGTGCCGTACATCCCGGTCCGGTCTTGGCGTAGCCAAGCCGTTACGGCGGCAAGCGCGGCGGCGACGGTGGCGGCCGCGGCGACTGCGACGCGCGGTGTGGTCGTGCAACGGCAGGCTGCCGTGAACATGCTGATGCACCGCGCGGCGCTGGTGCAGGAGACGGCCTTGATCGCGGATCTCCCGACTCGGACCAGTGTCGAGGCGGCGCGCCGCCAACTGCTGGAGCACTTCGACGCGCATGATGCGACGCCCGGCCTGTTGCGGCCGTCGCCCGTGCTGGCGGAGTCGTTGCGAACTCTGCAGGTCGACGCGCTCGTCGCGCTGCGTCGCCAGGCCGCCGCCTTGCCTCAGTCCTACACGCTGCAGCTGCTGCAGGCGACGCCGGCCGTCGTGCTGGCCTATGACCTGTACCAAAATCTGCGTGCCGACGAAATCGTCCTGCGCAACGGCGTGCGGCATCCCGGCTTTGTGCCGGCGGGTGTTCCGCTGGAGGTATCGAGCCAATGACCGGCGACCGCAACAGGCTGTCGCTCAAGGTGGGCGGCCAAATTTTCAGCGGCTGGACGAGCGTACGGGTGCGCCACAGCATCGAGCAGATCGCGGGCACGTTCGATATCTCGTATACCGAGCGCTGGCCGGGCCAGACGCAGGGCTGGGTGATTCCGGCCGGCGAGTACTGCGAGGTACGGATCGGCGCGCACACCGTGATCAGCGGCTTTGTCGACAAGACGGCCGTCAGCTACGACGGCAACAGCCACGAGCTGCGTGTCACGGGCCGAGACCGCACCGGTGACCTGGTCGACTGCTCGGCGCCGTCGAAAGCGTTCTCCGGACTCACGTTCAAGCAACTGGCCGACGAACTGTGCAAGCCCTTCGGGATCACGGTCTACGACGAGACGGTCGATGAGAAGAAGTTGACTGTCTCGCAAAAGAAGATCGGCAAGAAGGGCACCAAGCCGCAGACCAAGCGCGTGAGTGCCGCCTTGCCCAAGGCCGCATGCCAAAACTCAGAGACCGTGTTCCGGACGTTGCAACGCCTCGCACGTAACGAGGGCGTGCTGTTGGTCTCGGATGCGGAGGGCGGCCTGCTGCTCACGCGCGCGGGCCGCGCGGGCCGGATCGGTGTGCCCCTGCAACTCGGCTCCAACATCCTGGCCGCCGAGTTCGAGCATTCGCAGGCGAACCTGTTCTCCGAGATCACCGTCAAGGGACAGGCGTCGACCCAGGATGCCGACGGCTCGGCCGGCAAGATGGAGAACTGGCTCAGTCCCAAGCACACCGTCACACGCGGCGGCGGTACGGGGGTGAAAACTGGTAACAGCCAGATCACCCGCTACCGGCCGCTGATTGTCGTCGCCGAGGCACAGGCCGACGCGCGGCGCGTCAAGCTGCGCGCCGAGTGGGAGGCCGGCAACCGCGAGGCCAAATCGCGCACGTACAAGGCGACCGTGCAGGGCTGGTACCCCAGCGAGCAGGATCAGGACATCTGGCGCATCAACAGCATGGTGCGTGTGATCGACGCCTGGGCGCGGATCGACGAGGACTGGCTGCTGGCCTCGATCGATTTCACGCTCGACGAGGGCGGCACGCGGGCCGTGCTGGAGCTCACCAGCCCGAAGGCCTTCGACGAACTGCCCGAGCTGCCCCAGCCGCAGGCCGGTGCCGTCGGAAAAATGGAGAAGTGGTGATGCTCGAGATCATCGACAACATGCTGGCGCCGCTGCGGGCGCGGGTGGCGCTGATGGTCGCGCGCTGTGTGCTGACGGCCGTCAACGACGCCGCGGGCCTCCAGCGCGCCCAGGTACGGGTGCTGGCGGACGACGATCACGACGACGTGGAGCGCTTCCAGCAATACGGCTTCACGGGCGTGCCGCAGGCCGGCGCGGAAGGGCTGTTCCTGGCCGTTGGCGGCAATACCGATCACGGCGTACTGATCGGGGTGGAGGACCGCCGGTACCGGCTCAAAGGGCTGCAGGGCGGCGAGGTCGCGCTCTATGACGACCAAGGGCTCAAGGTGCACCTCACGCGGGACGGCATTGTCGTCGACGGCGGTGGCAAGGATGTGCAGTTCGTCAACACGCCGACGGTGCGCATTCCGCAGGATCTGCAGGTCGGTCGCGACATCGTCGCCGGCCGCGATATCGCGGACTCGGGCGGCGGCAAGACCATGCGGGGCATGCGCGGCACCTACAACGGGCACAACCACCCCGAGAACAACGTGGCTGACGGCAATACCAATCAACCGAACCAATCGATGTAATGGATATCGAGCTTTTCTGGAACGCCGACGAGTGCCGTTGCGAATGGCGGCAGCGCCCGGATGGCCAACTGGCGGTCGATCATGACCTGAAAACCGCAGCGCTGGTTTCGCTGTTCACCTGGCGCCGCGCCGAGGCGGGCGACCGCTTGCCGGACCCGAAGGGGCCGCGGCGCGGCTGGTGGGGTGACCTGCTGGGCGCCAAGCCGATCGGCTCGCGCTTGTGGTTGCTCTCGCGCGAGAAACAGACCGCCGAGGTGGTGCGGCTGGCCAAGGAATACGCGGAGGAGGCGCTGGCCTGGCTGGTCGAGGACGGCGTCTGCAAGAGCGTCGACGTGATGAGCGAGATCGTGCGACCAGGCATGTTGGGGCTGCGGTGCCGCTTCACTCGGCCGGATGCTTCCCAGGTGGCATTCAAATTCGATTTCGCCTGGCAAAACCTCTCAACGATGACGAGCTGACATGGCATTTCAACGTCCCGAATTGATGGACTTGCGCGATAGCGCCTACGCCGCGATCGAGGCGATCCCGGGCGCGGATGCGCGGATGCGGTTCGCGGTGCTCAACGCGTTGGCCGTGATGACGGCCGGCGCGGCGGACGGGCTCTACGGCTATCAGGAATGGATCAGCAAGCAGATCCTGCCGGACAAAGCGGAAAAGGAGTTTCTCGACCGGCATGCGTCGCTGTGGCTCGAAGGCGGGCGCAAAGGCGCAGCGCCGGCGAGCGGCAACGTGATTGCGGCGGGCACAAGCGGAAGGGTGGTGCCAGCGGGAACGGTGTTCATCCGGTCGGACGGTGTGCAGTACGCCTCAACAGCGGATGCGACGATCACGAACAACGTGGCGACCGTGCCGGTCCGGGCCACCACTGCGGGCCTGGCCACCAACGCCACGCTGGGGCAGAGCCTGTCGCTGATGACGCCGGTGTCCGGTGTGCAGAGCGTCGCGACGGTGGATGCCGACGGCTTGACTGGCGGGACCGACATCGAGGAGGACGATCCGTTGCGGGCTCGCTTGCTGGAGCGTCTACGGCAGCCGCCCGACGGCGGCGCGGCCTCGGACTATGTGCAGTGGGCGCTCTCGGTGTCCGGAGTCACGCGCGCATGGGTGGCGCCGCTCGAGCAGGGGGCGGGGACCGTGGTGGTGCGGTTCGTGCGCGATGGCGACTCGTCGATGATTCCCGACGACAACGAGGTCGTCGCGGTGCAGGCATACATTGACAGCGTCCGGCCTGTGACGGCGCAGGCGATTGTCGTGGCGCCGGTGGAGATGCCGGTCGTCTACCAGATCCAGCTGACGCCGAATACCGCAGCGGCGCGCACAGCCGTTGAGGCCGAGCTGCGCGACCTGCATCTGCGCGAGGCGATTCCGGGCGGGACGTTGCTGTTGTCGCACATCAATGAGGCGATCAGCATCGCCGCCGGTGAGACCGATCATGTGCTGGCAGCGCCGACGGCCAACGTTGCTGCGCCGGTGGGCCAACTTGCGACTTTCGGGGGCATCACATGGTTGTGACGGTTGCGAACTACCAGCGCCAGATGCTGCGCCTATTGCCTGAGGGACCGGCCTGGCCACAGGAGGAGGGCGACCTGGCCGCCCGGGTGGTCGGCGCGCTGGCCTCCAGCTATCTGGCCGCACACGCCAGCGCCGAGCAACTGCACGAGGAGGCGGATCCGCGAACCGCGGCGGCGCTGCTCGATGACTGGGAACGGAACTACGGTCTGCCGGATGAGTGTCTGCTGCCGACCACGTCGGTGGCGGACCGCCGCGCACGGCTGACACAGCGGGTCGCGTGGCGGGGCGGGCAGTCTCGCAGTTTCTTTATCGGGTTGCTGGGCGCGTTGGGCTACCCCGGCTGCACGATCACCGAATTTCGGCCGATGCAGGCCGGCAGCAAATGCAACGCTCCGCTCAACCAGGGGGGCTGGCGGCATGCGTGGCGGGTGAATGTGCCGATCGCAGCGGACGTGCGGACCATGAAGGCCAACAGCCGATGCAACGAGCCGTTGGCGAGCTGGGGCGATCCCGGCTTGCAGTGCATGCTGGCGCGCCACAAGCCAGCGCAAACCATTCTCTATATTTCCTACGGAGTCAGCGCATGAGGCGTATTTCTACGTCCACCAAGGTGGTCGACAAGTTCGGCACGGGCAAACACGGGTTCACCAACGGCAACGCGGTTGGCGGCGTCGCCTCGACCGACCTTGAGGATGTTTGGTTTGACCACGTGCAGGAGGAGATCGCCAATGTGATCGAAGGCAGCGGCGCCGCGTTGGACTCGAGCAATCGCGCCCAACTGCTCGCCGCGATCCAGTCCCTGCAGTCGGCGCTGGTGCAGGCGACCGCAGGATCCGCGGGTTCCACCTCGTTTCGCAACAAGCTGCTCAACAGCGCTGCGCAGGTGGCCATCCAGACGACATCGCCAACGCTGTCCACCTCGCCGCAATATGGCCCGGTCGAAATGGTCGCGGGGTGGGCTTCGGGCGGCGCGATTACGGCCGGGACGCTCACGCAGGATACGGCCGCGCCCGTGGGGCGCTCGGGCAAGGCGGTCCGATTTCAGAGCTGCACGCTCACGGGCGCCGGGCAACTGTCCTGGCGCTACCGAATGGAAGCGGGCGACGCGGTGAACCTGAAAAATCAGACCGTGACGTTCCAGATCAAGGTCCGGCACAACGTTGGTTCAGCGATCAACTACACGATGGTGCTGAGGACGCCCACGGCCGCGGACAACTTCGCGTCGGTCAACGTGATCAGCAGCAAAACGGTGGCGGTGGCTTCCGGCACCTCGCAACAGCTGATGGTCACGGTGGCGCTGGGCGATTGCTCGAACGGCCTGGAGATTGGTGTCGATGCTGCGTGCGGCGCCGTCACGACCAAGGATTTTTGGTATGCCGAGTGGGGTCTCGAGGAGGGAGCGACGGCCACTCAAGTCGAGTTCCGGCCCATGCAAATCGAACTGGCGGCGTGCCAGCGCTACTACCAGGCCGATACGTTCCACTGCGGTGGGTCTCCGTTGGCTAGTGGTTCTGGCAGCACCACGATCACTGCGAATACGACGGGTCTGCAGGGCACCAAGACCCTGCCGGTTCAAATGCGTGCCACGCCGACATTGACGTTCAAGGATCTGGTTGGCAATGCCGGAGCGTACACCGTCTACAACGGCTCGCAGACCAACAATCAGGGCACGTCGAGCGGAGGGCTTAGCGCGAGTGCGACGGCCCTTGATATGGACGCTCTGTGGCCGGGCTATGGCGCCACGTGGTGCCGGGTGAATTACGTTTTGAATGCGAGGCTGTAAATCATGGAATACCAGCTCGGCAGTAACGATACCGTGGTCCGGCTCGATGACAACGCGATCATCCCGGCGGATCCGGACAATGCTGATTATCGGGAATACCTGGCCTGGGTCGATGCAGGCAATACGGCCATGCCGCGATCGTCGCAGACGTCGGCTGATGCGAAGTCGGCCCAGATGGCTATCGTGGAGACGGCCTATCGGGCAGCGGCGCAGCAGCCCGTGAGCTACATGCAAACGATGTTTCAGGCCGATGTCGCCAGCCAGGCCGGCGTTGCCAAGGCATTGGTGGCCGGCGCGCCGCTCCCGCCGGATTTCTTTTGGCTGGACGCCGCCAACAGGCGGGTGCCGATGACGTTCGTTCAGCTGCAGGGACTCGCCGGCGTGATGCTCGCGCAGCGGCAGGTCGCTTTTGCCAAGAAGACGACCCTCAAAGAGCAGATCCGGAACGCGGAAGCGGAGGAGGACGTCCAGGCGGTTACCTGGGACTGATCCCGAGCTGCGAGGCTCGGTGCTGACCGGCTTGCCGGTGCAGCCGTATTGAACCGATGGCCGCATTCGCGGCATTTTTTTTGCCCGCCACGCGCGGGCTTTGTCATTTTTGGGGGTAGTCCTATGCCATTTACCGATCCCGCCAAGCTGGGCGGGCGGAATCTTGCCGCGTTTCTGGACATGCTGTCGTATAGCGAGGGTACAGACAACGGGCGGCAGCCGACCCGCGACCGAGGCTACGACGTGCTGGTGGGCGGCGGGCTGTTTGTCAGCTACGCCGACCACCCGCGCATCTTGGTCGAGCTCCCGCGTTTGGGCATCAAGTCGACCGCGGCAGGGCGATACCAGCATCTGGCACGGTGGTACGACGCCTATCGTCGCCAACTGCGGCTGACCGATTTCGGCCCGGCCGCGCAGGATGCGATCGCGGTCCAGCAGATTCGGGAGCGGGGTGCCCTGGCCGACATCCAGGCCGGCCGGCTCGCTGCGGCCATCGACAAGTGCCGAAACATCTGGGCCAGCTTGCCGGGTGCCGGCTACGGCCAGCACGAGCACAAACTCGAGACGCTCCGCACGCAATACTTGCGGTGTGGCGGGCAGGAGGAGGCGGCCTAAATGACCGAAAACGAAATCGTGGTAGCCGTGAAAGTCGGCGGTGCTGCGGGGCTGGGGTCGGTCATCGCGCTGCGTTTTCTGCCGGGTAACTGGTGGCAACGCGTGCTGTCGTTTGCCAGTAGCCTGGGTATCGGCTGTCTAGCCGGCGGCGCGGCCGTCGAGCGTTTCGGCCTGGTGCCCGGCTCCTACACGCACATGCTCGCCGTGGCGTCGGCCGCCATCTTCGGCCTGGCCATCGTCAACAACGCCATGCAGCAGATTCCCGAGATCCTGAACGACATGCGCCGGCGCTTCGTGGCCAAGGAGTAACCATGCTCGCATCTATCAACGATGTGGCCAACGCCATCATCTTTGCGGGATCGCTGTGGGCGGTCCTCACGCACCAAGTGCCCACGCGCACGGGTGCCGCGCTGGTGCTGGCGCTGGTCAATTTCGCCGCGCTCGGCAACATCGTCATTCCGGGCGCGTGCCACAGCGTGCCCGAGGTGGCACTGAATGTCGCGGTGGCCGTCGGGGCGCTGTGGGCCTTCTGGCGGCTGGAGCTGCGCCGCCGGTTTTCCAAGCGGGGGCGAGCATGACTTTCCTCGATCCGCGGTTCCTGCTGGCGGCGCTGCTGGCACTGCTGGCGGCCTACGGGGCGGGCTACAGCAAGGGGGGGCGCGACAGCGCCGCCACGCAGCGGCAGGAACTGCAGGAATGGCAACTGACCGCCGAGGCTGCGACCGAGCTCTACCTGCAGGTCCGCGACCGCAAGGAAGCTCGGTACCGAACCATCACCCAAACTGTGGAGGTCGCCAAGAATGCGACGCCTGACATTGCTGACTGCCGCACTGGTGACGACTGGATGCGCATCTACCGTGACAACGCCGCGATTGCCAACGGCACAGCCGTGCCCGCCGGTTCTGGAGGTGCCGACGGGGCCGACGCTCGCTGACCTGCGGCAGTTCGCGCTGGACCTGCAGCGCCAGGGAGGGGAGTGTCGCGATCGGCATCAGGCGCTGGTCGACGCGCTGTCGCAGCGTTGAAAAAAGCGGGCCGTGAGGCCCGCTCCGTCGTGCTAGATAAAACGGATACTTCGCAACGCTTTGAGTGCAGGCATTTCGACGGGCAACGTCCATGCGGCGGCGTCAAACTGCGCAACAAGAATCAGCGGCTCTACGAGGCGAGGTACCGTCTGCTCGATGATCAGGCGGATCTTGTCGCGAAGGCTCACGCTGCTTTCGTTTGAATAGCAGACGTAAGTGGCGTCGGGCAGTACATGGCTTCGTCCATCGTCGCCAACGATGAATCGGACGAAGTTGATCGAGGCCATCCGATCGTGCAGCTTCGCGTAGTCCTCTTCGGACGCCGCGTGTACGGTAATACGGGCAATATGCGTGTGCATTTTTGGCTCCAATGTCGCGTGCGCGACAGACAATTGGTGATCACGTTTTCGCGTACTCCGAAAAGGGGCATGCGAAAAAAATTTTGAATTGAATTCCAAGCGATCCCAACTTAGAATTGAGCCTGAAGAACGCAGTGTGTCGGGAAACTGACGGCGAAAAAGGTGCCCTCCCGGGTAACAGGATCGTAAATCGGAGCTGGTGGAACAGCTCCGATCATTGCTTCTTCAAGCGGTGCCTGGGGTCCAAATTGCGCTTCCTTGTCATGGGGAATTCTGCGCAGTTTGGACCTTGTCTTTTTCATCGGCCGCACCGGTATCGGCGATTACCGGGCGCCTCGGACAGGTATTTTCATTCGTTCCTCCAGTAGTCGTTACTCCATCTGGGTTAGGGGTACTGGAACTAAGTATATCTGAACAATTGAAGTTCGCAATTTATGGAAATGACAACGGGCGGGCTATTTTCCAACGCATGTGCGGTGCAAAAAATCTCGCTAAGCCCTAATGGATAAGGGGTGGTGAGGGTTATAATGCCCTGTTGTGATGATTATGTGCTGGGGGAGTCGCTCGTCATCTTGATGCCCGAACTGCATTCAGCGGGAATGCATATCGTGGCCGTGAGGGGCGCAGCCGGGGGAACTCAAGCTATCCGTGCGACTCGTTTGAGCGCGAGCCTGGGGTGCGTGAGGGAGAGGGGCATCAATTGATGCGGGCGTCTGCTGTTGGTGCCTTACCTTGCGCCATCGAGGCCTGAGTGTCCGGCAGGCCGAACATGAGCGTCAGCCAGGCCAGGGGATGAGGCGGGGCGCTTTGTAATGGCTGCCTATGTCGCGTCGGCTTACCGTCTGAAGAGGCGACTCAAAAGCGAGCGCTTCTTTTCTTGTAGGCGCTTCCCATGTTTTCTCAGGTATTCCTCGGACTCCTTGGCGTCTTGATCGATGTCCAAGTCGGAGGGGGCTTCGAAAACGCAGGCAATCGCCTCGCGCCATTCGGGGCTCGCCTGCCATGCGTCCAAATAGGAGCTTCGCTGCATCGGCGTTAGAGACGCCCAATATGGTCGCCACTCCTGATCGAACCAGGGTTCGGCGATGCCTTGTCTAACGTGCAT